GGTGGTTTAATTTTTCATAATAACAGAAAATTACTTTCACGTCTAAAAACTGAAAGCACAAAACACTATTTCTTCGCCCAAAGGACTACATCAACATACGTCGGAAATTCAAGAAAAGCCAGAATCGCTTTCCTAGTTCTTACTATAACACAATTTGATTCAACAATCAGTTGTAAATAGCCATGCATGCCCATCTTAAAAGACGTCCACTATGCGACTTCACAATCTAACGTTAAACTAATTATGCGGTGTTAAACACTTTATAAAATCAACCCAGAATCGGTTGATACTCAAACCCTCTTACATCGCTAGCCAAAAGACTAACTATTAACATTACTGGATCAGTTCAAGAAAGCCAGTAAGCAAAACCCTCCTAACGAGGGGTGTTATGAGTCTTACGACTAATAACCTCTCCAATTAATGATAAAGTGGATTGAGATAAAGGATGATGCATTACAAAATCTTTTTCATCATCAAAATCACTATCAACATTAGTTGGGAGACGGTTAGATCTTTGGAGCAAGAGCTCTAACCGATTTAATCTACTAGAAAGATCTTCCACAGCTGGTGATCGTTTAATAGTAGACAAAGCAAGACCAGAGGAAACTTGAGTAACAAACAAGTCCCAAAAAGATCCAGCAACAACAGTATTATTCATTACTAACGTTGCTGCAACAGCTGTCACATCTAACATGACAGTATAACTGGCTGCAGCAGAAGCATTACCAGCTAAAAAACCATTACCTAAATTAGCTGTTTGCAAATTAGCAACAGTAGCACAACCAACCAAAGTTGGGGCAGTAATAGTAACAGAAGTAGCAGCAGTGACCAAATATTGTACTACATATCTACCAACAGTTTGAAAAGTGATAGTATTTGTAGCTGCAGTCATATTAACATTAGAACCGGTACGTTGTGTAGTTCCAGCAAAAGCATTAGCAGTTGTTGGAGTTGTACCTATATAATGAGACGACAAAAAATTTTGGCCTAATGGTGTTTGTTGTTTAGGACGAATCATAGTGAAAGAATAAGTGACATAGAGCTCACCTATTTCGGATGTTGCATCTACAGTACCTTGGGTGCCTAATTGGAAATTACCAAGATCATAAAATTTGTTATTAGTAGTATCACTAGTAGGTGCTATTAAATTAGCAGAGCTATTAACAAAATAATCTTTTAAAGGTTCATCTTTTAAGGCATGGTCCCCCATCAACACATCATGAACTATTTCACAATATGGAGCTCCTCTATCACTATTAAAATAATTCTCCATTTGACCATCAGTGGAGAAAGCAGCATCTGCAGGATCATAATTGGTTGCTAGTATTACCTTACCAGCTGAAACTGCAGAACCAGAAGCAGCATAAGCTTCAGTTTCATAAGAAAAAACCAAAGTATTAACACGATATTGCTCGTATGTAGCTGCAATCTGGGAAAAAATAGGGAACAATATAGTGTTCCCAGGATTTAAATATAATTGAGATTTAATGTTTAAAGTAGAACCTGTACTACCCACTACATTAACAACTTTCTCACGTCTAATCGAAAAAGTATCTTCAATAACCGAACCATTATGGATGGTTTTCATTATCGAAATGCCATCAGTAACAGTTTTCATACCAGTACCGTACCGCGCTTTATTATAAGCGGTATTTCCTGTTCCTCTTCCAGCCTGTTTACGTCCTCTTTGACCTTTGTGTAAACGCTGGGAATTTCCACGACCTCTAACTCTACGAGGTGGTTGGCGCGCTTGCAAATCGCGAATCGCTGCGCGATCCGCACGTACAGCTGCACGAACACGGGATTGGGTTTTTTTTGGTGCTTTACCGGCACGACGGGTTTGTTTTTTGTTTAATTGAGACATGGCTTCATGAACGTCGCCTACTACTTGCTACTCAACCAACATCGACTATGCATTCACTGTCCACGCATCTAACTAGAAATGAAGAAGAGCGTTGCGAACACGCTCGGGATGGTGTTTCCTCTACATATTTCTCTCTTACCTTTTGTTAGATAGGTCCGTTACAGGATAGTTGTTGGTAGTGCCCTTTCATAGGTTAGACCGTGATACCCAGTTGCAATAAGATGGCCTTAGCGATCTATACAACTCATTTATGGTACCGTTTTAACAAGTCGCTTTATTAGGGAGATGACCTTCCCACGTCTTAGACGATTATAAACTATGCTTATTACTCACTTAGGCTGTTAACTTCAAACTTCCACACCACACTAATAATTTCTAATGTAGACAGATTTGAAATGGGATTACACACAGATAATTCTGTGATTCTTTTCGAGCAGCCAGCCCAGAAAGCCCCTTAAGGGGGCTAGTCTGAAATTATGCTACAATTAAAATATTGATGGTGGACCAGATGTGTCACGATCAAATAATAATTGAGCATAAGGGTGATTGAGATCACTACCTAAAACAGAAGCAGAAACAATCAATTCAAATTGTTTTTGCATTTCAGTATTCCAACCATACTGTTCATATAATTGATAATCTATTTCAGGCGTGCTTTCATAAAATTGATTCACTTTCATTTTATGTTCCATAAACTTACTACAGAAAACAGCTTCGTGATTAACTGTTAGAGCTAAAACACGATCAATCACCACTTTTATTGGTGGGATAAAATTGCATTGTTTTTGTAAACCCAATGCAACACCTCTCATTAATGACTCTCGCGATACACCCAATGGAGGATTTATGATATATCCAAATTTTGCTAACACTTTTCCAGGTTTAGGTCCAAAAATTAAACCCTCAGTTGTTCGATATAACCTATTTGAACAAAACTCAACTGTATCTTCTGTACGATACATAGCTTTGCTGTCGAACCCTAAAGTGGCCATACCCTTCTGCCACGGAAAATGCTGTTTTTCAGCATGTGTTAAAACATTATCATCACCTTGTAAAATCATAACAATACTTTCCATTGCCTGTTGTACAGTCTTATTTGTAAACTTACAATACAAATAAAGATGAGAAATGCCATTGATCACGGAATTAAACAAAGAAGTAAAAGGATCACCACTTTTGCGTGTTCCATCAACTTTGTAAGTAATACCATGGTGTGTGTGGCCATGAGTAGCTATATTGGCTGACATTAAATCAATTACTGCTCTTGGAGCGCCAAACTTCTCACACAACCACACTTCATATTCACACCAAGGCCGCCTGATTGAGGTATCAAACTTACCTAAATCATCTTCCAATTTTAACCAATTGGGTTTATCAATAGCTTCTGCTAATGTTTTGGCACTCAAGCCAGACGTGAAACACATAAAATTCTTTGCGCCCCAACGTCTCTTAAGCAAAATTTGCAATGCTGCTATCCACGGTCCTACGATACATATATATTCTGGCTGGGCTCCCTGTATCATTCGAGGGGCTTTTAATGTAACTCCAGCTGGACTACAATAAAGATTATTTTCAACTTTGACAAAAGATGAACGACTTGTCCACCTATACTTTAAACACTTTGTCAAAATACTATCTTCATCATAACCATCTCTTTTCATCTGATCATATGTTTTTCGTAGAATCCTTTTTACACTAGGACTAGCATTGGAACCTAACAAATAGGCATCAAAAGTTAATGAACTCACATAATGAACATTAGGAAATAGCAACTTATGATTAGCTTTAGCCCAATCAATGCACGACTCAATAGCACCTTCTTCCGGTTCTATTGTTTCAGCTGTAACTCGTGCTGCTGTTGCTTGTTGTTCATTTATGAAATTTGATGCATATGCATTAGGTGCATATAAACCAGTATTGAATGCCATACAATACTGTTTACCTTTATTCTCTTCATCTAATTTGTAACGCATATATTCCGGAGCTCCTGTAACAACCACTTTTGCTGATTGTTTTTGTTTTAACACAGGAGGACAGATAACAGTCGTTAAACATTTATAATTTCCCACCACTTGTTTTGCTCCAAATAATGAATAAGCAAATGACGCAATTGGTGTGGCTAAAGAATAAGCCAGATGATTAGAAATTGTTGATACAAAATTACCAGATAGTACTTCCACAGGATTTAACACTGCAGGTCCTAAACAATTTAATAACACATCATTATAATAGATAGAGAGAGCATTCCAAGTACCATGGAATGCTACGCCTTGCCAGAACGGTAATCTGGATGCGATTTTATGCATAAGGAATGTGGAACCCCTTAAAGCAAGGACATAACGCCAATTATATCCCATGGCTATCAAAGACAAACATGATATGCCTAACTCGATGGTTTCTAACAACCAACCACCGGGTGCTCTTTTTATCGTTTCCTCAGCTGTTGGAACTATTAAACAATTTGTAAAATAATTTCCAATAATTTGCTCAGTACTACCTGTTAACAAACGCATTGGCGCTGCCGGAATCCTAAACAAATTTTTAAAACGATTAACCACACTCCAACCCATTGGAATAGTCACTGCTAACATAGATGCTGAAACAGCTTTATAACTAGTAGGTGTATTTCTAAAAGATTTCAAAAACTTATTAATGCTGGTTTTCATCCCTAAAGCATTAGAATAAGCTTGATCTACAACTCTACTAACATTTTGCTGTTCATCCCAAAAACGTAAATAAGCAATAGCTGGTGCATACAAATTAGCAACTCTTTCTTGCTCAAAACTTATATCTGCTATTTCTGTCCACTTTCTACATTTGACTACTGACACCATAAACTCCGCATATAAATCATCATGCTTCTTATGGGCCCAAAAGGTACCTAACTCACTAATCAAACCATCAGGTATTTCGATGATTTTATCCACAAAATGCACATGAACACCTTTGTGTTGCGCATAAACTTTTCCCAACTCACTAAAATTGGTAGCATTCCAAAAACCGATAAAATCCAGTTCAGGAAAATCATATTTAACCATAGCAACTTTCATTTCACGTTTATCCATTCTTGAATTTATTGGATAAACAGGAGCTGCTGGAATAGAAGGTGGATCAACCACAACTAATAAAGATTCAAATAAACCATGAACTTTTCTTCTATTATGAAAACGATGAAAATCATCATCGCTGCTTTGTGGAACTGGCTCTAAACCAGTGGTACTTTTGGTAACAAGAGGAGGCAATACGACGCCTGTAATTTCCTCTATTTTAGCTTTCACAATCTCCGCTACTTTGCTATCAACAGCTTTAGGACTATCTTCTCTTAATAAATGAGACACTGAACGTACTTTAGGTTCCGGTTCAGTTCTAATTCTTATACTTTTAGATTCTTCTAATGCTTGTGCATATTTGTGTTGATTATTTTTGTTACCAAATTTATTTTTTTTGTGATTCTTTTGTACTGATCGAACATCAGTTCTAGCTGGAAAAACTAGACTATCATCAAAAATTTTCTTTTCCTCTTCTTCAACTACCAATTCTATATATCTATTGGCTGAAGGATGAATAACAGGTCGTAATCCTCTGCTATCCATTTGCTGTTGTGTCAACACAGCTTTTTTATAAGGAGTACATTTACCATAACTTTTCTTATAAGCTTGTTGAACATTAACAACGGAACGATCCACCTTCTCATTCCCTTCAATCTTAATTACTTGCACTTCATTAAGATTGGTACGCAATTCTTCCGCTGCTACGGTTTTATGATCTTCACTCGAACAAAGGGTTACGGCAATTGATGAGTTCATAAGAGGCATGTTTTTTACTGTGGCCAATGCGCCATTACTTGGGGGTAAACTAGTTGCAGCTATAATTTTGCTAGCTAGGCAATATAACAACACCTTCCCGGAGGCAGCTCCTAGTACTGAACGTACATCAAAACTGGCGGTATATAGGGTGTTGAGTGTTTAGGGTGGGATTCCAAAAAGTTATTAAAGACGTCGACAGAAGTTGGGCACAAACCATATCTTCTGGGTGTACTGTCAAGAAAAGTACAGAATTGATGACGAATCAACCCTGTAAGCAAAAACTGCTAGTTTATAATACTCTTAAACAATTAAAGTGTATGAGCCCTGGAATTAATTCCAGATCTACGATCGACCAGTTGAAATACAAGGTCAGAGTCTACATCTGCGCTAACAGAAAAACTCACACACTTCGGTAATTAAACCTACTAAAACGACTCGGAATCTAAATTTATGAGAACTACCTGGCTGAACACCAAAACTCCCATATAATCTAGCGGACTATCTCAATGCCTTATAGCAATATTTTCGATAACCACCCTCCCTGCAGCAAAGCGTCACAGCTAACGGCATGTAAATTCATGCCTTTGAAACCGAAGCTAGTCTTCTCTTGTCCATAGGATTTAAAAGAAAAGGTGGCACAATATCCACTTAAGCTCTGGGAAACACACCTGTTCGGTGTTTCCAAAAATACGTAACCT